GAGGGATACTCAGCTTCCGGGAACACCGATTGGCATTCAGAGCGGAGCTCGTCGAAAGCCTCGCGACCGTGCATCCACATCTCGCGCACGGCGGATACAGAAGCGTTCACGTTGCGAGCGCGCTCTTCCTCCAGCTTGATTTGGACCAGATACACCAGGGACTTGTAGATGGAAGCCTTCTCGATGGGAGCGAGGACCCGGTTGTCGGGTCGGAGGACAAAAGACCGCTTGAGGTACGACACCTTGCTAAAGTGTCGAATCTCGGGAGCTTTCGTCTTGTCCTCAGAGTCAGTAATGACGTAGCCACAGATGGCTCCGTGCTCCTGGAACTCTGCTCCTGTGATGCCCTTGGAGGAAAGAAATCCGATCAGGGAATCATCACCAGTGAAAGAACACCTCAAGTGCTTAGAGGGAGCCTCTCGAACTTTGGTCAGCTGAGCCCCATACGTGAGGAGCTTCAAGATGACACAGTTGCGGTGAATGGTGTCCGGAAGACCGCTGCAGAGAGCAGTCGAACAGAAGAAAAAGTCTCCAGACATCAGCAAGAAATACCGAGTGGTCATGTAAACGAGCCTGCGCACAATTCGTGCTTAGTCTGGGGTGTACCCACATCGCAAAGCCAGTCGTTCCATAAAGGTAACGTACAGATCTTGCATGGCGTTGTGGCTTAAGTCGTAGTGAGACATGTCAGCCGCGAGTAAATCGGGGCCACCTTGCGTCAAGTGAGCCAAGAGTCTACCCCACTGGGACGAACCACAATTCAGGGTGACCGTGGCTGAGCTCTCAGGCATTTCCATCATATATGCCAACAGAGGGAGCAAATAGGATCGGATAGCTAAGTTACCTGCATGATCGCACACGTAAAAGTAGCGACCTTTCCTGAGTTCAGCTTTAGCAACGCTAATGGCTTCGTCCTTCAACGTGGCTTCCACCACGTTGACCGGAATCGGCCCGTCGGATTTAACTGCAGTAAGTATACGGTTGTACTCTTCGCGCACCATGGGGTGGACGGTATAAGCCCCGTCCTGTCCAACGATGGGGACATAAGCTGT